AGACTACAGTAAGTCTCCCAAACGTGTCGCCAACACTTATCAAAGACTGCCAATCAATTTTCTTAACCATACATAAGACCTCCGGTTGGCGTCAGCACTTTGATGCGGCGTCCTGCCATAAGAATCCTACCCTACCTGCTCAAACCAAAGGAGCGTTCGCTTCTCTTCTACTAGAGTATATTCGGGACATTCGTATCCGTCGCACCCAGCCCACTTGGCGCGGCTGTACCGCATGGCTGGCGTCCAGGTCTTTTGGATTTCTTCACACCGCTGGCGGATTTCCAGGGGGGTCGGCTCGTTCTTTTCGCAGCCGTTGGTGTTCAAGTGCCTGATGACGTTGGGCGGAAAGCCACACCGGTCCACACGCAGGTCACGGATGATGTCCCGCGACAGCCGGTAAATCCGATGCACCTTGGCAATGCTATCGGTCGGGTGCTTCTTCATATGCGCCACAGCGGCGTTAATGCGTTCTTGCTTGGTCACGACTAACCTCCTTGATGTGTCTGAGATAACTAAGTTTCCTGCGCTTCTTGACGCACTTGCGGTGATCGTGGAATCGCACGCCTTTGCGGATGAGCCGCACCTGCTCAACGGTAAGCCCGTACTTTTCGGCGACTTCTCGTGTTGAGAACAGCCGCAGTGCGCTCAGGATGTAGCTACGCCTAATCATGCAATCTCCTCAATCACGATTTTGGTTTCGCTTCACAAAGTACTCGGTTCACAAGTTCCACGGCCTCGACAACTCCCTGCTTACTGCCCAACTGCCGTGAATTGAATCGCAGCACTTTCCAGCCAAGCTCGATAGCAGCGTTCGCTTTTTCGTTGTCTGCGGCCATGCACTGTTGGGCTTGGTGGCCATATCCAAACCCGTCGATTTCCACGCCAACACGAACCGCTGGCCAAGCGAAGTCAAACCGCCACTTGCGTGTATCGTCAAACACAACCTCACGCTCGGCTGGGTGGATGCCATCCTGGTCCCAAACGTGGGCAAACTTCTCGGCGGGTTGCCACTTGGAAAATGGCTGGCCCTTTTCGTTACGTAGAACTTCCTTGCCCATGTGTCAGGTTCCTTTGAGTTGCAGGAGCTTGCGGCTCCGATACTGCACCCGCAAAATCACGCGGTAGCAATCCTTGCATTGATGTCGCAAACCAAACTTTTCCTTGGGGTCGCGGTGGAAAAACTCGTTAGTCCTTGGCTTGGCAAACCCGCAAGCCGTGCAACGTCTTAGCTTCATGCGATTTCCTCCAGTAGCGGGTGAAAGTCCTTGGCCGCAATCCGGCGTAGCATGTGGTCGTAGCGGGATATCCCTGAGCCGTCGCAAGTGTCAGCACCTAACCGCTCAAAGTGACTCCAGCGTTCCGGCGTGTTGATTCGCCCAATGTGTATGTGCTTGCCGAGTATCTTCGCCGCTTTGATGATTGCCACGGCGTATTCAGACATTTTCCATTCGGTCGTGCCACCGATGAACACAGCTGCGACGGAATCCCAGGGAATGGTGTGATCCTGCGCACCATCCTGGCAGACAAACGCCAGCGGCCACTTGCCTGTGACAAGCCGCCGATGATGCAAGAAAACTTCCAATGTACGCCGAGCGTCCCCAACGATGTCGGGAACTGCGACGAACAAGCAATCCGCCATGTGCTCTTTCTCGCGTTCTAGGAGCGCATTAAACGCCTGCGAGTCAAACGCGGTGAATGCTCCGTTGTCAATTGCGAACGGTGCTCCCCAGCGTGTGTATCGCGTCAGTGGGGTTAGCAGTTGGCCAACCACGAGCGGTCGCACATCTTCGCTGAGTGCGTTCCATTGCGTTTCGCCAATGTCCAAAAGTGCTTTCATTGATTCAGTCCTATGATCTTGCGGCGATTAGCGTCCTCAATCGCCGCACGGCTAAGCCGTTTCCATAACTTCAATTTCTCTAAACGCTTCGCCGCTGTGCTGTTCGTTGTATGCCGCGACATCCGCAAGACAGAGAGCTTGTTCAAGGCATTTCGCAATCACGCTCCCTAGCCGCTTAATTTGACCACGATACTTTTTGACAAACGCCTCACTCACCATCTGCAATTGCCGCTCATTGGCTTCCTTGTACCAATCTGGTGTTTCGAGTCCGTGGTGATCGGCGTGACAGCCAGCACACAAGACTTCTAGGTCGGTGATTCTTTCTTTGCCAACTCGCTCGTAATTGCGGTGGTGAACGTGAACCGCTCCCAGCCAAACAAATCTCTTGCAGCCATTGCAATGTATGGTGTCGATGAACTGCGGCGGATTGGCTTGCAGAGCAAATCGAATCCGTTTCAGTCGCATCATGTACCAGTGATCGCTGGCTAGGTAGCGCTCGTATGAGGTTTCCGGTATCCTGGCCATTCGCAGTTAATCTCCGTAGCGTTGTGGCAAATTCTTCCGAGAATTGGCCCGGTAAGTTTTTGGCGGGCTTCCTCGCCCGATTGCAGGTTCGTCGTCATCCAAGTTGACAGGCCGCTTGAATATCGCTGGTCGATAATGTCGCGGAGGCACGCCATCTCATAGGTGGAAAGCTCGTCGCGTGGCGGGAGTGGATCGCTAATAGCCAGAATTTGTGGCTGGGTGTATTTTACTATCTCTCGTTCCGTATTGTTAGTGCTGATTGCATTTTTCAATGAGTGATACATCCGAATTCCGTCTGACCAAATGCAAGAGAATCCAAAGTCGAGAATTGCAATTGTCATCACGGCCATCAGCAAGTGATCCTTGCCGGTTCCGGCTGGACCGATCAACACAAGCCCGCCGCCATTGGTGTTTGTTAAGTGTTCGTCCATGTGGCTCGCATAGCCCCTGATTGTCGCCATAGCGTCACGCTGCTTGTTGTGGGTAATCTCAAAGTTGCCGAGCGAGCAAGCGGCATAGCGTATCCCACGAGCTTTAATCAGGCTCCTGTGAGATTTGATTCGCTCATCATCGGTCAACCGCTTTTTGAACGGGCTAAAATCCCCTTGCAGCAATCGCTGCTCGAAGCCGCTGAATACATCGCGGGCTGTCTTAGCTGAAAATACTTCCCGTTGGCCGTACCGACTCGCCGGTAGCTGACTTGGCGTTCCGTCCGCTTGTGCGTTTAAGCTCAAGGTCATCCCACTTCTCCCTAAGTTTTTGCGGCGAAAGAATGTTCGTTCGCCAAAATGAATCCTGATTCACCCACGAGTAGAGCGACCTGATTTGCTCTGGTGTGCGATTGTCGATTTCGCGGAGCTTGCGAAACTCTTCCGCCCATCGCTCTGTGACAGGCGGCTTGCGTCCGGGCTGCATTCGCTCGATTAGTGATTGCATCCAGTTGGCAAGTTCCAAATCCTGACTAGAAATTATCTTCTTCCCTTCTTCCCTTCTTAACTTCTTAGGATGTGTGTCATCTGTTCGCCGCTTGTGCACCGCTTGCTCGCCACTTGCTGTGTCATCTGTTGCGTCAAGTGTTGTGTCATCTGTTCGCCGCGCTGGTCCAATGAACTCTTGGTAACTCCTCCAGTTGCATATAGTTACGATTGTAAATTTGCTCGTCGCAGTGACGTTGATTTGCCCACCGCTCTCTAGCTCGCGTAAACGACGGCGCAAAGTGGATGCTGAAACTTTAAGCACGTCAGCAAAATTACCCACAGAGAACGCAACTTGCCCAACTTCAATCCTCTTTTTGGCAAACCAGGACGGCTTCCAGTTAGCGCGGATGAGCAGGTTGATCCAAAGGTGCATCAACCCCGCGTCGGAGTTCACAAAGGAATCCAGAAGCCTCCTGTGAAGTTTTATCCAATCCCCGGCCATCTCTGTCATCCCTTCCTTCGTGTTTCCCTACGCCCCACCGTCGGTGCTGGGCTATCGAACTCTCACCAGTTCCCCACCCACGTCCTCCAGCCCCTTACCCCACCGCTTCGTACACTGCCAACAGACGCCATGCTCGCACGTTCCCTGATAACAGCCACACAGGAGCGTGAAGTAAAACAGGTGCTGGGCGGGGCGGTGGCAGGCGTGGCAGGTCATTCTTCTTTCCCTTCTGCCCGCGAGAGCGCGGCTTGGAAATCTGAATAAGGCACTGTCCCGCTTGCGTTCCCAGTGGCTTCACGTAATTCCAGCAAGTCCCGCAGTTTCTCGCACTCGGCGGACTTGGCGGCGAGCTGGCGGGTAAGGCAATCAACACCGCCAGCATCGTGAATGCCGTGCAATGATATATCACCGGTTTCGCTGGTTATGGTTGCAACTTCGTATTCGAGGCCGCACTCTTTGCAGTTCATGGCTTGGACTCCGCTCCCTCTGCGGCTGGTCCGCTATTAGGCTGTTCCAAGAAATACCAATTACTATTCCCCACAGCCCGGCAGACAATCTTGTGCCCCTCTTTCCGCAGGTCGCTAATCCGCTGACTTACCGACAGTGCGCAAATCTCTCGCATCCGCAGGGTCGTTACTCCATCATCTCCCGCCCATTCAAGAGCCTGGAGAATCTCGGCTTTCTGTCTGGCCTTGTCGCTAGCGGTCGGGACGTTGACCGGCTCAACGGGAACCAAGTGGCTGGTGTCTGCGTCTAGGAAGTTCAATTGCACAATCAATCCTCCTGCATCAAATACATCACCACTTTCTCCACACTCACCGCTCGGCACCCACGGCACCGATTCACGGCTCGGATTGACGCCTTAATCTTCATCGCCAACTGTTGGGCATAGGGCAGCCCTTGCCACTTGTCGTGACACTTCCGGCAAACGTCCATTTGTTGATGCGGCTCATAAACCGCAATATGTCGGCTCATGCCTCCAGCAATCTCGTGACAGTCCGTTGCTCTTTGCACTCCGCAGAACTCGCACGGCACGCCGAGTTCAATGTTGGCCCGCCTTGCCGTCTTGGTCTCTCGAACCTCTTTCCGCTTCTTGTCGCTGATACGCTTCAAGGGCGTTCTCTTGAGCGGCTTGGTCGAGCGTTTGAGGGGGGAGCGCTTCATAATTAAAGGTGTCGGCCCTTCCCCGACTCGCAACTGTTCTGGTCGATATAGGCTTGTTTCCATCCCCAGTGGGGCCGGGCTGACTACCGTACTTTTGTTACCACCATCGCGTCGTGGATTCGTCGACCATGGGCAAAGGCGAGCTAAGCCTTAGAACCGCGTTGATCTCCCATTCAGGTATTTCAAAATCCCACTCCCGCCGTCTGTTTGTGACCGCAGTTCAACCGGGAGTGGGGGTCTGCCTAGCAACGAGCTAAGCGTTTACCAATAACTGGGTTCGTAAATTTCCTCGGTATAAGTTCCGATGGCTGTCTCTACTGTTCGAGTCGGAAGTGGGGCAAACATTGCTTGCACCTTCGCGAGTGCGGTCTGGTACTCGTCCCAAAAACGATTGAGCGCGGCTCGCAAGGCTTCCGTCTTTTCGTCGGGTGTCACTCGCACCAACAGTGGCGGCAATCCTTCCGCATAGCTCAGGAAATCCCACCACTCGCGTCCAGTGACGATCAAGCAACCGTGGACCTGTGCCAAGTGCTGGGCGGGAACAACTCCGTCACGCAGCCAACCAACGTGCGTATGGTGTCGTGGCGACTTGCACTCCAGCCCACCGTCTTGACCAACAAGCCCGTCAGGCGAACATCCAAACCGCTCATTGTCGGTTAGTGCGAAGCCGATCTGCTCAACCGAAACATCCCGCTCAAACTCATAAAAGCGGCGTGCGGTCGGTTCCATTGTTGACCCCTCGGCCATTGCGGTAGTGATGCGATCATCGACGTATCCGTAACAGGGTCGGTATTTGTCGGCGATCAGATCGTTAATGTACGAATCCGCGCCAGCCGCATACTGCCATTTGGCGGCTGTAATGATCCGATGAAAGTCGGAAGCGGTCGGCACGCCACGCCGGTGCTTAAACCACTGCGGCGTGTATTGTTCAAAGTTAAAGACTTTCATTTGCTATACTCGTCCGCCTTTGCTCGCAGTTTCTTCAAAATCAACTGGAACTTTGTTTTGGGAATCTCGGGAATTGTTTCGACCTCCGCGAGCGTTAGCATTCGCATGACAACACCCGCCCTATCGTCGGGAAAGATTCGTTCAAGCTCTTTGTTGATGGCGGCAATCTCACCTTCGTTGATGCGTTCCGCACCCGCTCCGTTGCCATCGTTGTCCTCATCGAGTACCGCCACGTTGAAAATCATCAATGTGAGATAGCGGCGAGCGTAGCTGATCGTGGACCCCATCGCCTGAATGGGCGTCTTGTTCGCACCGCCCGCCAAGCCTTTCAGGTCCAGCGGAAAGTTGCCTTCAAACTTCTCGACATGTCCGCCCGAATGACGGCACTCGCATGAGATGTGGCAGTGATCCGGCAAGGCATCGGGGAGCGTTCCGAACGACAGAGAGAAGCCGTGCTTGGAGTAGACCGGCTTGATTGCCGCATCGACGGTTTCCAAGCGTGCGTACTTGCTTTTGAGGTGAGCGTTCAGCTTGTCGCGGATGACTCCCGGCATTTCCCGCTGGGCTTCACTCATTGCGGCGTTGTACGCTTCTCGTGCGCGGTTCGCTTCCCAGCGTTCCTGCATCGCCAGTAGCTTTTCCAGCTCATCGGCCCCGATGCCACTGGAGACGGCGTTCTGGATAATTGTCATCGGCGTGGCAGATACCACCGCCAATTGATTCGGCTCGGCAATCATAGGTTCCTCGGTTATCAGTTCTTTTTGTTGTATAGCTTTCATACGTTGACCCTCGACCACTGTGCCGCAAAATGATCCACTTGCGTTAAGACTTCCTCCCAATACTCGGTGTCATTCAGAAGCGGCCACGCGGCCTCCATGGCAACGTCCAGGTCACGGATTTTCACTAGCAGGGAGTCCCGCACCGTCATGCAGTGTTCCCACATTTCCTCCGTGCGTGGGTCGGGGTGGTTGGCTTTAATCACAGTCCGTCGCCCTCACAAAACTCGACTTCGATGCAGGCAATTGCGTCATGGCTGCGGTGATAGTCTGCATCTTCCTTGCACATACGAAGCATGTCTGGATACACATTAACCCAGCCCTTTCTCTTAACAGGGCGTGGGATGAGGTCCGAACTACACTCGCAGCCCGACAGGTAGCGGCCACCATTTCTCCAACGATCAAACGCATGGTTGCCCTCAATGATGCCGACAGTTTCGTAACTGGCAAAAGACGGCTCGTGCGCAATTATCCGCACCGCCCGGCCTTCTCGCGTCGTGAACCCTTCCGCCCAATTCGCTGGGTCTTTCAGCAGTTCTTCAACAGTTTTCATACGGTTTGCTCCTTAACAGCCTGAGCCGCATCGGTCGCCACAACGTCGTCAAGGTCTTTGAAGCCGGGGACGATGGATTCCATGAAGGCTTCGTTTTCCGTGGCGAGAATGGCAAGGTCGAGTTCTTCGGCACAGAAGTCTTGCTGTAACGCCATGCCATAACGGCACGTGCTTTCAACGCTGTTACCGCTTGCTTGACTTATTTTGTGGTTTTGCTCGGCTTCGGCTCGCCACTGCTCGGCAAGGAACTTAAATCGTTCGAGTAATCTTTCCATGTCTACTCCTAGAGAAGTTTCAAAAGTAAAATTCCCGCCGCCAGTTCCACGAGTGAGAAAAACAAAACCGTGGCGAAAAATGAATGTGGCCCGCTGTGCCAGTCGCCGTGGTCGAGATCGGTGTTCATGTCGTTCCTTTCCTTAAATCCCCCCAGCAGGGCGTCCGTGCTTCGTCCGTGGCCTGCCGGGGTGGGGAGGGGTTCCTTAGTAACAGTCCTTGTGCTTCAACTGAGATTCAATGCACGCCTCGCAAAACGGTCGCTCGGCAATCCGGCCTGCCAACAGCGGCAAACAAAAGTTGCGGGCCAGTTCGACGGTCGTTTCGCCGTTGGAGGGGCAGACCAACTCGGCGTAGCACGAGGCACACTGGACGATCAGCGTTGTGCTGCCGAGCGTGGCTTCGATTTCGGGGGCGACGGAGAAGTTTGCAGCGACCATGTAGATTCCCTTGGTCAAATAAAAAACGCTCCAAGCGATTGCCAGCCCCTGATCTCCAAACCACCTAAGTGGCTTGGTTTGCGACGACCTGTTGGGCTGACAACCGCTTAAAGCGCTTCCACTCTGCTCGTTGTTTGGTCGTCGCGGTTGTTAATCTATCGACCGGACTTGCCGCCGTCCAGAGTGATTTTGAAGAATTTTACAGATTTTCTACTAGGCACAATAGATTGTGGTTTCTAGTAATGTGCTTGCAAAATAGATGGTGCTAGCCGTGCTTTATGGCATCGGCTGGGGGTTGTGGGAGCTTTTTAAGTTGGTGGTGGGGTGGTAGGCTTCCACAGTTCGCAGAACTGGCAAGCGGTGTAGAACGGGGCTACATCACGCAGGAGGCACATCATAAAACTCTTGGTAAACCGCGGGCACTCTCGGCGGTAGATAACCGAACTCTGCGTCGTCTGGCGTGCCGTAAAGTTCTTTGTCGGCTCGCAGGGTTAGGGTCAGCAGACCGCCATCCTCTCCACCACTCACATTGTTGACGGTGACAGACCAAGTTTTATTGTCGCTCGTGGTGATGTCGCTCGGGTCAATCGGATCGTGCGTAACCGTCCCAGTTGCCAACACAAGAATCATGTCTTCGGTCAAATCATTGACCTCATGGTAGACCATTGACGAACCAAAGGCGGATGTTTTCATTGCCTCAATGAAACGGATATCAAATTCAGCGGAGCTGCTCTCTAGGTCATAGTGATTTGTGTGTGGGGCTACGCCGCCAACGCCTGGAATCCCCGCGTCGTATTGCACAATTGTTGCGTACTGGTCGGCAGGCACAGTAAATATGCCGTCTGAGTAGTCCTCGAAAATATCCTCTAACGCGGTGTTATGGTCCGGCTTTGTGGAAACGAGATAGTAGAACGGTGAGCTAGCCTCAAATCCATCGTGGCCCGGTGAGTATCGCCCACCCGGCTCAACAGGACCCCAGTTCCACGAGACGCGGCGTTCTACTTCGGTAAAGTCGTGATTAAACACAAACTTCGTCAGGTCAACATCGCCGTCAGATTCGGTATCGTCGCTGTCAAAGGCTGTGATCAAATCCGGGAACGCCGTGTTAGCTGCCGAAAGCGTTGGCTTTGCGTTAATGCACCACTTGCCGCCCATCATAGCCGGAAGATATCGGCTTGAATTTGAAGTTAATCGCAAACTAAAGTCAAAAGCAGAGACATTGGCAGCAGGCACAGTAAATGTGTAATCACCATCAGGCGCAACAGTTTCAAAAGTCCAGTTCGTTGCCCCCTGTCTATAGCTACTCACATATCCGAGTCGGCTAGCAATTGCGAAAGTTGTGGTTGTCGGCGTTGTGCTGTTGTATGAGAAGCCGGGGATATTGACAAACCGGATGTCTCCTGCGATTGAATCGTGGTAGTAAATTGTGCCGTCGTGTGCTTCGTGAATTGCCGGTGTTGTTGTTCTTTCGTAAGAAAGCGTGACAGATGGTCCGCTTACATCTGTCGTAAATGTAATCCTGCACTCAGTTGAACTAAGAGCGGTGATTGCGTATGTCCCAACATGTGACTCATAAATCCAGTTGTTTCCGGTCGTGTTGTAAGCGACCTGAACCATCATGTTATTGGATTCCGGCGTCACCGCAAAAAACAGAGAGCCAACCGTGCCATTTGCTCCCCCTTCTTCTGCAAGGGGAAATAATTCAACGCCATCCAATAGAAAAGACGTAATTAAACTATCATCAATATCCATGGTGTTGGTGGCCAAGTCCCAAACAGAACAATAAGCATCGACAATTTCAATGCCGCTAACGTCAACTGTGTAAACTTGGTCAATGACATGTAGCTTATTATCGAAAAGGCTGTGCGGTCGGTTGTTAAACGTGCCGCTGTCAATAACTGACGGCGATGTTTGTAGTAAGTGCGGGTAGTCAGCTCTCCATTGCTGTAATTCAGAACTGGAATTTTGCGTGAATAGATACTCTCGCGTCGAAAGATAATAAGAGTCGCTGCCACCACCCCACACGCCGTCCGAAAGCCAGTTGCGAGCATATGTTCCGCTACCTGGACTGCCGCCCGTCCAGTGCCCGGCGTTTGAGGACCTCGTAACTCCCGTCGCTGCCCAGAGTGGGAGATTCTTGCAGCATGGGCATTCGCGCTCGGCAGCCATTACCCACAGTCCTTATCGTTGATGATCTTCACCCCGTCAACAATCTGATAAGTGACGGCGCGGCCAGCACGAATGAGAACAGGGTTTTTGCTATAAATTGCAAACTCGTCAGCCGATTCGCCAACCGTCGCTTCCCATGATGTTGGGTCGTCTGGGTCGTCGCGTAGATACTCAACCGCCAGCCCTTCGCCAAGTGTGATATGCGATGCCCCTAAAGATGCTGCGCTTACATCGCCGGTAAGGAACGCGAAACCTCCCTGCATCCCCGACGTGCCGCCGCCAGGGGAGAGGGCGACAACGCACCATTTCGTCCCCGTCCCGGTCGGCTTCCAAACAATAGGCACTCGGCCAGATTCTGCACTTTGCAGCAGCGTTTCACCATCGGCCAGCGAGGCTGTTTCGTGGGCCTCATCCGTGACGTTGACTTGTGCCCAGCAGGCGTTGGGGATGTAGCCGTAACCAACTGACTGGTTATCGCCAACAGCAGCCGCAAGCGGTGTAGCTGTGACTGCAAAAAAACCACTTTCTTCGGTTTCCGTCGTTGGCAGTTCGCAAAAGAATTTTACACCCGAATATGGGGCCGATGGCTTGTCTTCATACGTGTGGATTGGGTCGGATAAAACAACAGCGGACCCCGGCATTAAATCTTCGTCACCAGTCCAGGCAAGTTGCACACAAGCAGACGCTTGTGGTGCAGCATAGTAGCCGTTGGAAAGTTTTGATTGGCCAGCGAGGTTGCGATCTCGCAGTTCGCCTTCACGTAATGCATTAAGCGTGTTTCCCGGCAACTCAGAAACGGTCTGCCCGATGATGAATTTCTTTGGTTCTATCATGCGGGTATGTCCAAGATATTGAAGTCGGATTCTGGCCAAACACGCCCCACGAAAGCTAAGTCGGGGAATCGCTCTAATATTGGTGGTGTGGCTGTATTGTTTAGTTCCAGGCTATCGCGGACCCAGTAATACCAAGAGCCACGCAAAGTCGGTATTGTGATATCGCCGCCAATGTCGATGGTCGATTGCTCTTCCTGATACCCAAACCCAAAAGACAGCTCCCAGTCTTCCGCACTACGTGGGTTAGCGCTAAATCGCACAAGCTGCGACGATCCCTGCGTGCAATCACGCCAGAGTGCATTGTTAAAATGCCCCATGATTGAGCGGATAGAATTAAAGTAGGCATCGTCAACAAAATCATTGGGTGCGAAGAAAGCCAGGGTGTCTGTTTCCGGCAAAGGGTCAAACATTGTGCCGGGCGAGATTGCATAACTGAAAGCGTCTGCCGCCTGTGAATCAATCTTCCATTTAGTCTGAGAGTAGTCGGCTGTTACGTCGCCAGTCGGGCCATAAACGCCTATTGGCTCCAGGAAGTTAAATAACTTTTTCGACTTGGCGTTGTAATTTGCCGTCCGCAAAACCGTGTTTATCTCTGGCGGCTCAGGGCGCGACAGCGTGCTAGGCGTCGGCAAGGCTGAATAGCCAACAGTGAAGCGATACTTAGAGTCACTAAACTCTTCGACGTTTTGCACAGAGCCAATGGGAATCCCCATTAGCGAAATGGGGGCCGCGTCGATAGCAGCGTTTAGTGCCGTTGCATAATCAATCGCTGCGTCGGCATCGTCATACACAACGATGTCCAGTTGCGGCGACTCCGCCGAGCCGCCCGCTCTGCCGCGTTTAGTTTTTAGTGCCATATCAGCCAGCCCCAATCAGTAGACCGCCTGGACGGCGTGCGATATTCACGAGTTCGCCAATCCCCTTGGCTGTCGCCTCGGTCCATTTTTCGACAACACTCAAATCTGCCGTAGCAATCGAAGTGGCACCCACTGCCGCAGCGGCTCCCGGTGCATTCTGCTGCGACACAGATGCCTCAATTTGTGCGCCAATCCTTGAGGCTTCTAACTGCAATTGACCTTGCTGCTGGTCGGTTTCTGGCATTTTATCTAAAGCGTTGTCAATGCTCTCAGACATATTGTCAGCAGAGTCGGCAGTCCAGTTAAAGTAGGCAGCCAACGCCACCAGTCCAGCAGCAAGCAATGAGAAAAAAGCTAGAATTGGGTGCCGCGTAATTAACGTGATGACTTTGCCAAATGTTGCACTTGCCATCGACAACGACCAGATAGCCGACTTGAGCGCAATTGTCCAACTCAGCCAGACCTTCTTGATAGCAACAACGGCCATGATTGTTTTTTCTACGCCAGTCACAACTTGACCGAGTGCAATGAATGTCGTGCTTGCCACGGAAATCACACCAACCACGGCAGCAACAGTGCGGACAAGGTTTTGGTTTTGATTGACAAACTCAATCAGCACCGCCACTACACCTTGGGTCCAACTAATAAAGTCCGCCAGCGGTCCCGCCAGTGCTCCGCCGATGGCCGCACCCAATGCGCCAATTTGCTGCTGTGATGCGTTCATGGCATCATCAAACTTTTGCGCAGCAGCGATTGTCTCATCACTCAAGACAACATTGAGTTCCTTAGCCTTGACTCGCAGAGCTTCAATGCCGCGTTCGCCAGCCACGAGCATCGGCAACATTTCGGCACCGCTCTTGCCGAAAACCTGCATAGCCACAGCAGCCCGCAATGTTGGGTCCGCGATATTTGAAATCGCCACCGACAAGACTTGGAATTGCTTTTCAGGCGGCAACGCTGCTATGTCTTGCAGGTTAATCTTGAGCGTCTTGAGTGCGTCACTAAAGGCACCCGTGCCCCCCCTGGCGGAAACAATCCCTTTTTGCATTGAGCGAATGCCACGCTCGAACGTACCGAGGGAAGTGCCGGTCTGACCGGCCACAAATTTTAGCTCAGAAAGTGCGTCGGTGCTGAATCCCGTTCGCACCGCCATGTCACCAAGCTCATCTCCAATCGAGACAGCCGCAGCCGTGGCGGCTCCGAAGCCTGCAATCAGTGGGGCTGTGGCCATTAGGCCAGCCTTGCCCACGCTGGTAAGACTGCTGCTGATAGATTTAAGTTGGCTCTTAAACTCTTTGTCGTCAAGAAAAAACTTGACGAAAGCCTTGCCAGATTCAACTGCGCCGCCAAACATCAACTTTCCTCCACACTATCCCAGACAGCATTGAAGGCAGCATCCTTGGCCGCGCGTGAAAGTCGCAGTTTTTCGGCCCTGGCAAACGGATTGAGTTGTGCAATTCTCACCGGTGGCCTGCGTTTGTTTGACATGTTCGGCATTCTGTTTACGATCCACAACAACGCCCACCCCAGCTTGTCCCATTCGATTTTCTGCCGTGCCTCTACTGCCGCTGCCGCTTGGCGGAGCGTCCATTCTTTGTCGAAGTAGCCAATAATTCCGGCGCACTCAGCGGCATAGTCATAAGCTGTGCGATTGCCTTTTCGCCCTGCTTCTGGATCTCCGCCGATGCTTTCTCCATCGTCGCCGTCACTCCGCTCTTGATTGTGTTGATTGCCGCTTCGATCATGCCCCGATTTTGGGGACGGGTAAAATTTACTACCGATTCCCCCAAGGCTTCGTAGGCATCACCCAGGGCCGCGTCGTCCATTGACTCCAGCCACTGCTGCTGTGTAATGCCCTGCGCTTCGGCTTGGCCAGATACAACCAGCCAGACGATTTTCAGGAGCTTATCTTGCTCCAAATAAAGCTGCGCCCAAGACTGGCTAAAATGCTCGACTTGGCCAAAGTCAACTCCCGTCGAATCGCGGATGGCTGGCAACTTGATAAAATCAAGAGCCAATCGCCACTCACGCTTCTGGAGGTCCAAGAATGTCTGCGGCTTCCGTGTTGCTTGCATCTTCAATCTCACTCTCAGGCAATGCATCTAATGCAATCAAAAGATGCTCGCGTTTAATATTGACGTATTCGCTTGACGTGGCCCGTGAGCCTGCGACAAGCGCCTCGATAATTTCTTGTTTGGTCATGTTAGGCCACCGTCGTCCTTGTCATGGCGTAATCGCTGTTCGCGTGACGCATTGCCGTGATTTCGTAAGAAGCCACATCGGCACGAGCCGCCGACAGGCTACCCATCAACACGCTTTCCATGCGAAGATACTTTGTGCCTGTCGTTGCTATGGCACCATTGGCGACCGCTAATTCCTTCATGGCACCCGAATAAATGGCGGCAATCAGCGTTTCAACATTCGTGTCACCAGAATCTTCAAACAGCGTAAAGCTAAATGTCGGATTCGATTCGCCGTGCAAGTGGCCTGTGTCCATGCCCCGCTCTGGCACCTCTACATCATCAGGTGCTTTATCAACGGAGATGTCGCCAACGGCTTTAATTTCCGCCCAGGTTGGCGAGGCGTAAGTGCCGGTGTTAAGGTACAGTTTGTACGATGCACCCTTGATATATGATTTAGCCATGTCGTGCTTTCCTTATAACGGAACAGAATCTATTAACTTGCGGAAATTGTCGCCGCCATCGGTCATAAGCGGTGCGGTAAACGGTCGCGGCTTAATGCTGACAGCAACACTCGGCGGCAACATCGCATTGAACGTCACCGCTAGTCGCTGCGATCTTGTCACCATCGCCGCCGTTTTGAGTTCTACGCGAACATACTTTTCGCCCTTGGGAACAATGGGCCGCGATTGCGCGGATGTGGCTGATCGGCGGATCGGTCCAAAGTCGCCAATCTGATAGTCTTCCTTGGCCTTGCGTGGCTTTGTTTTTATTGTCCCGCCTTCGTTCAACACCTTAGGGACAACGCCACGACCAAACGCAGTTGGCCCACACACCACGCTCTTGCCCGCCAAGTCCACCTCAAACTTGATGAGCTTGCGTAGCATCGGCCCTTTTGGGTTGTCTTTGTGTGCCAGTGGCGGCTGTCCTGGTTGACTCGCTTTTTTCTTTTTGGTGGCGTATCGCATCGAGCGGCCCATGGCTGTCTTGAGGTACGCACCCTGTTTGAATAAAACCTTTTTCTCTTTGGCGGCATGGCGTCGCAGAAGCTTCTCAGCATCCATTTGCACCTTCACAGTAAGTCCCGCTACCGCGTTTGCCATGCTAGTTAAACGTAAAAAATGTGACCTTCAAAAGTGACATAAACTGCTGTTTTTCTTTCATGGCGTCGAAGTCGTAAAGCGACACGGTTTCGGTGCCACCAAAACGCCAGCCACTCACCACCAACTCACGAAAGCCCTCCTTCAATTCGTTCAGCCAGGTTAGGTACGTCTTCCGTGTAATCGTCTGTGACATCGGAGCTTGCACCAACATCTGCACAACACGAGTTGCGGAAAACATATCTGCCCTGTCGCCCGGCGTTTCTGTTTCCTCAAACGGATAAACCTGTACCGTGGCGGAATCAACCATGCGATCTACAACAGGCACCAGCAAAGGCACTTCGGCGGTAAATGCTATGCTGGTTGTTAAACCGTTGAGCATTGCCACCACACCTTCGGCGATGTCTTCGCTACTCTCCATCGCCTGCCCCAATTGCTGCTACCTGCACCGTGTGAACTCGCATCATCGCGTGCGAATGGTTTGACCAGCGCCAAACATTTTCGCCCGCCGCATAACTGACCGCGTAAGTATCCCCGTTATCGGCAACCACCATGTCACCGATAACGGGTTTCGTTACTTTGCCATCAATCACCAAGTCACCAGGAGCAATCAGCCAATCGACCAGCCGAGCTACAATTGCCGCGCCATCAGCGCCGTAATCTTCGCTTGTCGTCTGGCCTCGATAAACTGACAACTCTACATCCATAGCACCTCGGCGATAATGCACGACTTCACCGGCCACTATTTGCATAGTGTCGTTGAGGAGTGCCGCCGCTTGTGCTAAGGCACTAGCCACTAGGCCACCAACTCTTCCGTGTCGCTGACAGCATCCGAAACGACGATAGGCACGCCAAACGCTTCACTTGGGAATGGAGCAGGGGTGCCGGTCGGGTTGGTAGCCGTCCGCGATTGCTGGAGCTGCTTGTGGCTGCGACGGCTCATAATCAAATGAGTCGGTGCGTAGCCCACAGGGAACCGCGACAGCAAGTCGGCAATCTTGTCGTCGTCCAGTGTGTTGCTGGAGTTGTCGAGATTGCAGATACGGCCCAGGTCGTAAGCCGAGCCAACTTGCAGGCCAAGCCAAGTACATCCCGGCGTGTAGTACGCTGGGTATGTTCCCGTGCTGCTGCCGGTCGTTTCCATGATGACAGTTTCCATCAAGGAAATCGCATCGCTATCGCCACGGTACACGCCGGTCACGCCGTCGAATGCCAACCGAACACCGTAAACGCTGGAGTTCACATCGGCGGTAGAAGAGCCACCAGTGACCACCATAGTATCGGAAAGCCCGTTGACCGTAGAAGCATCGCGGAAGCCAGTAAATCCACCCGATGCACCAGACGCACCGGCACTATCGCTTGCACCGGTCGTGCCGTTGATGACTTGCTTTTCAAAAGCCATCAATGCGGCCTTGATATGCCGCAAGCCTTCACGAGCGATCAGGTTCTCGCGTCCCTTGCGCCAAGCGTTGGCCAAAGCCACGTCAACACGCCAAGAGAAATCAAGCACTTTCAGGTCGATACTAACAAGAGTATCAATTGAACTATCGATTTCGCGACCATCGTTTACACTGCGGAAGCCAACGACAGGAGCGCCGGTTTCCTTGGTATATTTGTGCGTCGTGCCATTGCTCGAAGGTTCCATGCGAAGCAAGGAAACCAGCGGCGATGTCATCAATAAATCAGAAACTTCGATGTCAGCCAAATCGAAAGCGTCAGCGATCAAATCAGCTACGGCCAGGGGGTCTTCTGCCATTGTTCTTATTCCTTATTCATGGGCTGCGAGGCAAACTTTAGCTTGCCCGCCAAACCCTTTTTCTGTGGTTGCTCACTACTCGAAAACGAAACAGGGGATTGCTCACCATTGGCAGAAACTGCCGCCAGCTTGCTTTCCAGTTCGGCCACACGACTTACTAGCGATTGCTGGTAAAGCGATTGGGCTTCCTCCCAGGTTTTGCCCTCGGCAAACCAGACCGCGCCACGCTCACCGAACGTGCTAAGAAAGTCTTGGCCTGTCTTGGCAAGTTCTGCGACGGCTTGCACTTCCGCCACAGGTTCAGCGTCAACAACCGCCACTTCTTCGACGATCTCGGCTGACGTATCCAAATCGGTCGCATCTTCGACGGTTGCCACCTCGGACGCTTCCGCAACTTCTGCTAATTCATCGTGTGCCATAATTTGCACCTCAATCTCTGTGTCTTGTGTAAATGACGTTGACGTATTGCAATCAGCGCCATAGGGACAAACCGCAATACCACGTAATGGCCAGCTTCTAATCACAGTTACCGGCCCCGCAAACTCTCGCCCGTTGACGTTGACCGACTCGCCGGGCTTGTACTCTTCAACCTTCAACCCATCACCGCCAAAGTTAATGGATGCCTCGTAAGGCACCCCCGCCTTAGCTTTGTGAATAATTTCTGTCGCTCTGTCGGAATCCTTAAACGGAACCAAGGCACCAGAAACTTCTAAGTCACCATTCGTAATGTCGAAGTGGTTCGCATAGCCAATCACTTCGGCGTCGTCGTGGATGTAGTCGATGGGCAACCGCTCTTTGTGCCGCTGCATTCCCGACAAGTCGTGGACGACTTTTCCCCAATACCAGTGGTCAATGGAGTCGCCACTGCGGGCCACCATCCTGAAAGGTGCTGTCTTGGAACCATCGCCGTTGTCGCCAAGTTCAAAGGGACCAAGAACACAACGGGTAGCGGCTGCCGGTACTTTTCTGGTTTCATGCGTCATCGTTAGCCTCGCACGTCAAGCAAAATCTTGATTGCGTTAATTTGGGGAATCATCACAGCTAAGTTGCCCGTGTCGGAACCAGCGAACGCCAGTCGAATAAACAGACGGTCGCCTGGGACTAGGGCAGTTGATGTGATCGTGAAGTCTTTGTTGGCTGCGGTCAGTGAGTTGATTGACTGCGCCGCAGTGGCGCACAGGTCGGAGCTTACCGTGCCGTCGCCGTCGTCGCTCCAGCACTCACAATCGAGCGTAGCCGTGCCATCAGAAACGGCTGTCACCATTTGAGCGTTTGCGCGAACGGTAATACTTCCACCAGCCACATACTCGGGCGGCAAAACAAATTCCAGGCCTGCTTTTTCATCGGTCGAGGTGCCGCCGAAGTCAACGCCCTGCAAGCGTATGGCATTCGTTCCCGGCGTGCCGGTAATCAATCCCATGTCGTCGTTTGCTGCCGTCCCTGGCAAATTGGTAATCATGGCGTCGTGAACTTTGATCGAAGTCATTGGGATGTTGTAAACAGCATCCTCCTGAATCTTCAAATCGCCACGCTCAACAAAATTGTCGGGGATGAGAAAGCGTCCCATTTTATTCCTCTGCGGTAATTGGTTGTTCTGTTGGTTCCGGCGCAACGACTAACGATCCAAAATCCAAAGCCACGCCCAGCTCGGTCGCCATCCGATTGGCGTCTGCGATTTCGCGCAAGTTTGTTTCCAGGTCCGTGCCGACTTCTCGGCAAACGCGCTGCGGCGATGTAAAGCCGCTGGCAACTGCCATACGGTTTCCGGTGACTTCCTTCACGGGATCCCACCAGGGGACGCCAGCGGGGACAAACTCCCAATTGAGCCAGCGAAAATCTTTGCCAGCCGGGAGTTGAATTTCGCCGTCTTCAATGGCCAGTCCGATTCGCCACGCAGCCCAGTTGTCACAGAACTCTTGCAGGTCCGTGATCTTGCTGCGGCAACTCTTGAGATACTGAATCAAACCGCCACGAGAGCCATAAAAGTTGGTAAATGACTCATCGAAAAACGAATAAGGAATGTCCAGTGACTTAAGCGCGACATGTACCATTAACTTGAGGAAGTCAACCGTCTCGCCGCTTGGCGTTCTGCTTTCTAGAATCTCGGCACGGTCGCCGGGGTCCATGTCTAGCATAAACGGGCCGCGGCCAAAATCGACTTTATAGCCAGCCTCATTTGTGCCGTCGCCATCCAGGTCGGTCTCGGCTTCTGCTGCACCAGCCCCAAACATGTTTTCGGTGCCGTCCCGAAAGACTTGCATCCCGAAAAGTTGGCTCACTTTGACCTTGGCAAGTGCGTACTCAAAACCCTCATAAGTATCACGAAACCAATTTAGCCCAGCCGCAATCGGCGACACGCCCCGCACTTGGTCATAACGCTCATAACAGGCGTGATGTAGGATAGAACGCGAGCCGACAATCCTTTCGAGCGAAAGCCTGCTGCCGCTGCGCTTGCTGATTGCATAAGCTGCTGCCGCTCCGTTCTCATCCAGACGCACCCCGTTGACCCACTGCCCGCCGCTGTTGTCTGGGATTTCATTATCGGAAATTGTCACGCGGTCGCCTTCGATGGCTTGCACCTTGCCACGGAAAAACGAGCCAGCAGGCGGAGCAATCTTGAGCCAGAACACATCACCATCTTTAATCCGGCACGCTTCCGCCAATCGCACGGCACGATTAAACGTGTGCCGCTTGGCTACATCGAAAGCGCCGGGACGCATGGCACGCCAGACCCAATCTTCTAACTGCCGGTCGAAAACAGAGTCGCCCGTCTTAGACTGAAAAGTAAAGTCGGAAACATAGTCAAGGTGCTTGCGGATCGCCCACGCGGCAATAGCAAAATTGCGAGCGAGGTCGCGGGTTGTCGCCGAAAGAATCCGCCGCTTGCGAGATGTGGCGTGCTCATCTTCCGCGTAAGTGACCGTTTGCACGGGACGACGGCGGCCACGATCCTCGGTGGCGTCGTAGCCGTAAGATGCGGAAAACTTGTTTTTCATCCACGCCATTGCGCCCATTACCACGCCCCCGACATGTTGCAGCGGACGACACGAGGCCTGTTGGACGGCGACGATAGTCGCTCAAGTTCCCTGATCTCTTTTTCCACCTGGAGCTGGTCGTATGATGCTGACTGCCCATCCAGGCTGGTGCCAGCCAAGCCCCTTAGTGACTTAAGATACTCAAGTCTCTTTTCTTGGTTTTCAGTCAGTGCCATGAAAATACCCATGCCAAGGATGCCGCACCGGCGGGGGCGAGTGAGACTCTGGAGAAACAAGCCTCGTGGGATATTTTAACAAAGTTTACAAATCATTCCGCGTGAAGTTTGTCCCCTAAACTAACGCGGTTAGTTTTAGTTGGTATGAATGTTTTGACGGCAACGAACTGCCCGCACGCGCACTGCTTCATGCGGATTTCAATTCTTGAGTACGCCACGCCATTAGGCCGCGTACCGCAAAAGCTTACCACCCTTGGGCTGTAGCCTTTTACGACTGCCATATCTACCGAGCCACACGCGGGACAGGAAGCTGGTATTTCTTCCGCCACAACATGCTCTCGCGTTTTACTTCCCTTCGGTCGTGCCATATCAATCTCCGTACGAAACCCTAGAACGCTTACGTTGTTTATTGGACTTGCGACTATCCTCGCGGCGAGTAATGCCAGACAGCGAAGCGGCCACCATACTGCCTACCGCACAGTCAAAAAGGTGATTGTCTGAATTCGGCTTTTGGTGCCACTCGTAAACTACTCGCGTGTCGTGCTCGGTCTTTTTGGGAACTTCGCTAGCCACATGGTCCGCAAACATGCGATGCGTTGCCGCTGGTGCTGCGAACAAATGCAAGCCGCCAGCACTGCCGAGCGGCAATGCGAGCGCATCGTGCCAGCGTTTCTTCCAGTAGTTTGTGTCATAGATTACGCCAATTAGTTGGTTCCCTTTGGCTTTTGTAGGCACCCACTCAGGGCCGCACCGCGTCCCCTTAGACTGCTGCCCTTCGCTTACTGGTCG